ATATTCATTACAAAATTGTTTTTTCAAAAAATATGAACACTCGTTATTTACGTTATCTAAGTACTGACACATTTCATTATTTTTAACTGAATAATTATAACATTTCGATATACTCAAATGAAGAAACGCAAAAAATTTATATATCTTAAAATACGTTTCTAAACAACAAGTTTGTAAGTCCATTGTATAATGTAATATTGTAATATTTAAATATATATATTAAAAAATATTTTATATTCACAAAAACAATATAGAGTGAAATTGTTAGTATAACATAAGATTATAACAGCAATTATTTATTAGCGTTCAGAATTTCAATAAGCATCGATGTCCGAGGGGTCTAAGGAGCCAGACTTAAGATCTGGTAGCGTAAGCTGCGTGGGTTCGAACCCCACTCGATGCATTTTATAGTTATGATTATATATTTTTTTTCCATAGTAATTTATATATTATGGAAAAAAATATCGGGAAAGTCGTTCTTCTTCATTTACCGAAAAACAAACGCCCACAATATAGATGGATTGTTAGAAAGAGAGATGATGGGAGATACATTACAAGGTCACCAAAAATAGGGGTGTTGTTAAATAAATTACAATTAAAACGAGATTGTGATTATAATAAAGAAACATTACTTCCAATAGGAAGTAAACTTTACTATATAAAAAAAACATTGAAACATAAGAGGAAATTCAAGAATAAAACAATACGGGCTAAACCAAATAACGAATTAAAATAAACAAAAGCATCTTTTGTTTTCAACCACCTCAGTTTTTTTATATATGGGTTCTTGTATTTTACTTTCGTCGAATTTTTCCACAAGACTTTCCATTTTATTTACGATATCCGATTTGATTGTAATAACTTGTTTATTAAAAAATATATTTACAAACCAATCGTATATGTACCATTTACAATTAAAATGTTTTTCATTGAAATCATAACCATCTATTATTGTTTTTCTTCCTAAAATATTAACAATATCCATAAACTCACATGATTCAACGTTTTTTTTTTGTGTTTTTTTCAATAAATAACACTGCGTGTCTTCAACATTATATGCATTACCAAAATCAATAATATATGCTCGACCTATATAATGCTTTTTCATCTTATCATTATATACAAATGAAGAGCATATTTCATCTTCTTTGATTAATATATTACCAAAATGTAAGTCATTATGTATATATCCTAATTTGAACATTAAAATCATAGCACTTATTATCTGGGTCAAATAAAATAATAAAACATGATTTTTGTTTTTATTTATACAATCAATCAATGGATTCTCGTTAAAATGTTTTCCAAAAGATTTGGACATCGTATAACATGGACTAAATAATTTAAATGCCATTGATGAATCAAGATATTCCATGACAATTACGCCCATTGAAATAGTCCCTTTAAAACCAAATATTGATGACTCTAATATTTCCATATTCAAATTCTGTTTTTTTTCATGTTTTATCAACCTTTTAAAAAACAATATCAAAAATATATTATCGATTATAAAGCTGTTAAAGAGTTTTAAACAAATGGGATAATCTATTGTTTTTTCATATAATTCTTGTTGAACTCTGACTTCATTATCAAACCATTTTCGCTTTGACGTATAAACACATTGATTGTTGTTATAACGTAAATATAAATATTTATCATCATCCAAATCACATATTGGTATTAGCTTTATATAAATCCGTTTTAAATAACCGTTTGGGGGGCGTTTTTTAAAAGATAATAATAATCCTATGCTATATGATCCATTATGTTCATGTGATATACTTGCTTCTATTTTTCTATCAAATATATCTATTAAAAATTTTGGCATCTCCATTATATATTTAATTTCGCATTTTTAGAATTAAAAAAATCTTTATTAACGGCGTTCTCTTTTGCTATAATATGTCCTACTTTCGAATAATAGTTCTCTTTTTTATCACCCGCTATACATTGTTTTTGTATTATTATGCATCGATTCGAAAATTCCGAGTCTAAGTCTTGATATTCTGGATTCGTTTGTTTCCATTGCATTAATGATGACATGCTTTTCCTAGATACTTCCTGTATTGCTTGATTTATTTTACCTTTTTCTTCGTCTTTTTGCCACATATTATCGTCTTTTATATACATGGTTTCGCGTTTTAAATCCGTACAATGAATAGGTCGTTCATGTAATGTAAGTTGCTTTAAATTGTCCATAATGATTTTTGAAATTCCGTTTACAAATCCCAATTGTGCATTGTTCTCCAGATCATCATGACTTACTTCTATTCTATCTATAAAATCAGTAAAATTGATTGCATCTCTGCATTGTTCATTCAAAAATACATTTACATTGAAACGGTTTTGTGTATTATTAATAGTAATGTCTGTTCTACTATCAGCTAACTTCACTAACTGTGTTTGTAAATCTTTATTTTGTTGTATCAACTCTTTTACAATAGTTGCGTCGATTTTATTTTCATCATTTATTATTTGATTCATGTTACATGACTTCTTATGACGCCATAATCCACTTCGATCCTTATAACTCTTACCACATTCGCAGTTAAATTTTTCGGCGTTTTTTGGCGTAAAATCCGTTGATTTTGTTGATAAATTGTGTTTTGCAGTGGAGAGATGACGCGTGAAATCACTGGGTTTACTGCAATTAAAGTCACATGTATCGCATCGAAAATTTTGTGGCGTTTTTTGGCGTTTTTTCGTTGACATTTGTTGCTAAAATAGCAACAGAAAAAACGCCTAAGCAAAAAACGATAAAAAAAAGTATGCAGTCACTCAAAAAAAATAATTATTATATTTAAAGCATTAAGCTCTGTTTTTGAAAATGCAAAAAAAAAGTCGGATTCTTCTTTGTAAAACAAATTTTTGGACATTTTAAAATGTCCATTTTTGAAATTTTGAATAGAGAATCTTAATAACTATTTTTGAAATAAAATGTTTATCTAATATAAATGAACAAAACAAGAAAAAATAACAAAAAGCACATCACTTTCAGTGACCATCCTGATTTTAAACCGAATTTAACACCTCGTGAAATGTTTTTAATGGGTTCTTTTGGAGGCACATATTGGAGACCGATTTATTCGTCTGTGAATAAAAAAAATTATAGAAACGTTCATCATAAATACCCGAAATCATGGTGGAAAAACATACCCGAAGAGAATTTATCAAGTCCTGATTACGATATTCAAAAAAATAAATATAAATGCAAAGTGGGACTTGGTTTAGATTATTGGGAATCTCATAACTGGATTCATTCGCGAAATCCGTATGGATGGGTTCATTGGTATTGCGATTTTTATAAAGGAAAAAGGGGTGAAGACGATCAGCGACAGATAGAAAGATGGAAAGGTTTAGCAGGTCCTAGAGGGCGTTTTATGCGCTTTTTAGTAACACAAATATTACGAAAAAACGGAAAATGGAACGACGAATCGGTAAGTCCAAAAATACGACAAGTATTGCAACATTGGGGGTATGTTTTAACAAAGAAAGACTTTGACAATGAAATCAAAAGACGCAATGCTTAACCTAATATATTCACTTTATTCATAACAGTATTGTTCTTGGTATATAATTCTTCGTAAAAAATATGGCTTATAATGAGTGCTTCTGAAATGGTGAATACATTTTTGTCGTATATCATCTCGACATTTGAATATATTGCATATGTAGATATGATAGCACACAATGCAATATAAAATATAGACTTTTTAAGATTATTCATAATCATTGGTTTATATATTTTATAATGATTCGGCACATGAATAAAGCACATATAACAAATGAATAATTCAACACCAATATTCTCGGCGTTCATCACAAGAGCACTGCTTGCAAATAGTTTCAAAAACTCATTTTTAATTGGAATATCATGTCGAAAATGAATAGCACTTGACGTTAAAAACGCTACTGTAGTCATTCCATCCATATTCATCATATGTAATAGCATACTAGCAGCAACAGCGACTATATTGATACGAAATAATTGTAACACTTTGTCATTGTTCTCTGCGTGAATTAAATCCGTCATTCCGTGTGGAGCAATAACTGCAGTAGTTAATAAAGGTATAATATTCATTAATGGCTCTTGTAATGTTTGTGGAATCAACATAACTATAGATTAATCATATATTTATTATTTTAAATATATTATTTTGTAAGTTTTTCATATATTATGCATATGTATATTTTAACAACATTATAGGTCGAGGCTCACTACTTTTCTATCACTAATATTTCTTCTTTTGCTTTTCTTTGGCATTGCACCAGATTCCAGATCTTTCAAACTTGTTACACTAACAACCGATTCTTCATCTTTCTTCTCATGAATATCTACGTTTTTTGATTTCAATCCTGATAAAATATTATCTACATCTGTATTACGAGGACCTTTCATTTCGGGACGCGCGTTTGGTTGTTCGTTCAGCAAAGTTTGATTTCGCATTTCTAATCCAGGTTCCATATTACGTCCTAAATTCAAGTCGGGTCTATTACCTGGACTTTGTGTGAACTGCATAGACCCTGGCCGTGGTGGAGCATCATGATCTTGTGTGCGCATTGGAGCCGGTGGTGGTCCGTTCATCATATTTGGTTTTGTGTTTAAAAGCTCTTCAGCAAAAGCCATACCCGGAGATTGTTGTTTCATTGAATCTACTGTTGCATTTGTAAACATACGCATCAATTCCGGAGACTGACGAATCACATCATTAAACCCTGGAGCAGCAGTAGATAATGCTTTATTACTAAAATGCACGACACTTGCACTGAATCCTAAGCGCAATAATAAATTCAATTCTGGACTCAATTTACCGCCCTTGTATTTATCATGGAGCTCTTCGAATATTTCGTTATAACTATCAATATCCTCACTCACGGATTCTCCCCAACCGTCAAGTGAAATACCCATTGGATCAAACATTGCATTACCATACTCAATCGTATTTACCAAAGTAATCATCCAATTCTGTTGAATTTTCACAGAATCGCGTTTACGCTTGTCTTCAATGGCACTTTCATATTCATCTTCAATTTCTTCAAATGCAGAATCCATATTATACCGAGTGCTATCTTTGATATATCCTTTTTCTTGCCACTGCTCAATAGATTTCAACATATGACGTTTCTTTTTGCGTCGTTCACGGTCACTCATATTTTGGACGGGAATGCTAGAACTCGAACTTTCAGGGAACAATGGGGTTTCATCAATTTTCTTGAATCCATCCCATGTCTTATTATTTCCAATTGAATTTATAGTGCTTGAACCTAACTTAGAATCATTCAAATCAAAGTTCACCTTTAATGGCGGCGGTTCATCGAATTTCACTTCGTGGACGTCATTAGAAGGTTTTTCGATTTTAGGTGCAAAATTGGATGTATTGAGATTGATAGATGAAAGTTCATTCAAATCATCTTCCAATTTATTCAAATCGTCTAATCCAACATTCGCACTGGTCGAGCTTTTATTTTTATCATTCATTAAGAGTTCGATTCCATCCCCGAAATTCGACGATTTTTGTTCAGCAGGTGTATTCAAAGGAGTTCCAATGTTAATTTTAATAGGTTCTAAGTCTGTAACTTCAAAAGCTTCCATAATATGTATTATAAAAATTATATTTAAGTTATACGCGAATAATATTATATTTATGTTTTAAATACATTAATCCTTGTAACAAAGCATCAGCTAAATCATCTTTTTTTACACTATTCATCGCTGATTTCCAAGTGGGAAAATATTTCTCTAAAATTTGATTAGTATAAAAAATGGCGTCTTTTTTATGTTGTTTATATTGTGAAGCTTCGTTCTCGTTAATTATGTCTAAACCTTTCAATTTGTTTTTAGAAGAAATGAATTCAATTTGAGAATTTTCATGTTTCATAATAAAATATTGTGATAACATACCTTGAATGGTCTTCATGCGATTTGCTATTGGTGATATTTGGTTTTCTATTAATACATGAGTAATATTTGTAAAGTTCTCAATAACATCCATTTTTGTTTTCATGTTGCGTCCAATGGTGACTAAATCAGTATCATTTGCCGTTTTTTTCGACATTTTAAGTTTTTGTAATGAATTTTTCAATACATAATCATTGATGTCATGCACAATAACATCTTTGTTTTTATTGGTGTCAATAGGGAGTTTTTCATTTTCAATTAGTAAAAGTAAATCGTTTTTCTTGAGTTTGTTTAATTGAGTTGACGAGAACTTCTTATCAAATAATCTAATTTTGGAGCTTTTTGCATGTTTTTCACAATAATAATTATCATTTTGATAATATTTGGCTTTAGATGAACACGTTTTACCGTTTTTTTGAGAACATGAGCATTTATAATCGACTACTTCATCCATCAAATTAATAATGTTCCAATCTATTATCTCTACATTAGAGTTGTCGATTTGTAAAATACAATATGCCATATTTTTTATTCCTACATCAAAGCTGAGAACTTTCATTAATATAAATGCAGATAACAAAGATTTATATTAATTTTGGTTGATTGTATTTAACAATACCGATTGCATTTTTCACTAAATATTTTCTATATTCAGCGTTTGTTTTAATATTTGCTTCTTTTAATAGTTGGTTATTTGTTTTTGTCGTTGGGTTCTCATATTGCACTTGTTTTTCTATTTCACTTGGTGTGTAAGAAGAATATGTATGAGCGATATCCATTTATATATAAATACTATATTAATTATTATCTAATAATTCAATTAACTCGTTTTTCTTCAATTTACCAGGTTGCGTAGATAATCCTTTAGTAATAACTAATTGTCTTAATTCACTAACTGTCATCTTTTTATAAACGTCTTTGTTATCGATTGACGGAATATTTATTTTCTCGATATTTGTGTTCTCTGTAAATGTTTCAATATCTTCTTCATTTACTTCGTCGTCACTTTCATCTTCGTCGTCACTTTCATCTTCGTCGTCACTTTCATCTTCACCATCACTTTCATCTTCACCATCACTTTCATCTTCACCATCACTTTCATCTATTTCATTGATCATGTCAAATTCATCACTTTCTATATTTTCATTAAAAACCATTTCTTCTAAGTTCTCATTAGACACTTTTAATTTATGATTATCGACTTCGATTATTTTATTATCTATCTCTGTAGATGGTATAGTTCTTGCTTGATTCGCTAATTGATCCGCTAAATTCTGTGAAATATGGAACAAAGTTTCACATTTTTTTTCAATATTAGAGAGTCTTTCTTTAAAATGATAAAATAACAATATAATCAATACAAATGTTGTTGCCAAAGATAAGAATAAAAATGAGTCAAAAATACTAAAAGAGGCCATTTTATAATTATGAAATATTAAAATAGGTCAGTCTAAACGAAAACAATCTTATATAATATATATATATGGATAACAATCAACAAAGCGAACCAATAGAACAGCCACAATCCAACATACAACCTATGTCTAGTAATTTTGTGATGACACCACAAAATATTATCATTATGGTATTATCTATTTTATTGGTCTTATCATTTTTAGGTATTAATTTATTGGATATTCTAAGCAATATTATTAAATTGATCATCAGAATATTTAGTCCTTTAGTAACAGAATTATTATCCATTTTAGGATATACGACCGGTTCTATATTAAATAAATCCGCCGATGTAGCATCTGATGTAGGAAAAACGGCTATTGATGTCGGAGAAGGAGCCATTCAAAGTGTAGGAGATTTGCTAATTAAAGCCAGTAAAAAGGGTGTTGACCCTGATGCTCAAAATCAACTAGATAGCGTTCTCAGTGTTGATAATCAACCTAATAATGCATTGATGGATAATGCAGAAAGTCCTATTCAAAAACCAATATCTTCTAATAAAGCTGGTTGGTGTTTAGTCGGTGAATTTGACAATAGAAGAAGCTGTATCCAAGTAAACGAATATGATAAATGTATGTCTGGACAAATATTTCCTAATAGAGAACAATGTTTGAAAATAAATTAAAATGTTTTTAGTATATATAATGTCGTTTCGCTCATGTTGCGTCAGTAGTTTAAAAGCCGTGATAGAAATATTGGATAATTCGAATGTTGATTTAAAAGATGTAATAGAAAATGTAACTGAAGAAGTGCAAGATAATTTAGATGAAGCAAAAGAGGGTTTATTGAATAAGGTAGAAGACGCGCAAGAAAAATTAGAAGAAGCAAAAACAAAGGTTACAGAACAAGTAGAAAATGCACAAGAAAAATTAGAAGATGTAAAAGAAAAAGTTACCGAACATGTGGAGCAAGCAAAATCCAATGTAGATGAAGCCAAAGAGGCTTTGTTGGAAGAAGCAAATGGTCAAGTAGTAAAATTGGAAGAAATTAAACTAGATGTAAAAGAACAAGTCAAAGAACAAGTTAAAGAACAAATAGTAGCAGTCTTAGATGAAGCTATTGATTCTAGTAATAATTCAATATAAACAATAAATATCATTATTATAGTTTATATTTTAAATCTCAATTTAAAGAAAGTAACAACACCATTTTTTTCAATACAATAATAATTATTTACATAATAAATGCTTGTAGTTGTTCCATACAAATATTCTCCTTTATATAGATTCTGTAATGGTACATAAGAAATTTGCTGCATGATATCAACTTCAGTTCCGTCTATGTCAATTCTAAATATGTTCGCCAAATCTTGAATAACAATATCCGTCTTATTAATTGAAAATGAGTGTATAAATTTTGTATATATAGGTAATTCGACATAAAAATATTTTTGACAATTATTATAACCGTTTCCAAGTATATTGACAACAGTACCAACATCTATATCATGATAATTTCCATTAAATGAACTGTCTATTGAAAATTGGAAATAAAAATCATATATCGAAAATATATTGATGTCAATATCTATATTTGCTATATTTAATACACCTATCATTTGTTGTGCTAAAAATGTTTGATTACTGTTCGTATCAATAATAATCCCATTATTTTTCATCAATTCAAAATCACTTTCATATGTAAAATTTACCAAAGAATTATCTTCCTTTTTTCTAATAATTAGATCAAATCCTGTAATTCGCAATCCTTCTAACTGCGCTCCAGTAATACATGTTCCAGTTACATATAAACCAATCGGAATAGATAAATTCAAGTATTCACTAATATTTTTGGAATTCATATTTGCCATACTAAACGCTTTCGTTAGCACATTATTACTGCATTTATATTCTTGTTTTATATCATTGAAAAATAATGTATTTTCCGTCTCATTTTCATTAAAAGCCGCTGTATTCATTGCGTACATATACAAAGGCACTTCGGGTTTATATGTCAAATATTGCAACGGTCCAGGAACGTCAGATGCATATGTCGGTGTTGGTAAATTATAGGTTGTACTACACGTTTGCGCAGTTGCTGTGTAATTCTTAACACTTTTAGCTATTCTCGAATAGTTTTGTTTTTTAGATACTTTCGCATTGTTCGACCCGTTTTTGTTATATTGCAAAATTTCGACTTTTCTTCTCATGTTCAAATCTTCTTGGGTAATTGTATTTCGTGTTCCACTTACATCCAATGTGGAGTTGGTATACGGTGATATAATTTGATTACGAGGACCCGGAGTAACAATTTGAAATATATTTTTGAAATTGTTATACAATGTACTACATGTTGCATTATTACTCATATATATAATGATTAATTATAATTATTTTGTGTGTACCAAATATTAGCAAGATAATCGTATGTATTATTATCACTATCCCCGGATGATAAATTGGGTCCCTTATTAACAATGTTTGTGATTTCGAAAACATTCAATGCTTTACTGAAGTATCGAAGATCGGATAAGTTACCACTGAATCCTTTATTATGACAAACATTGACGTTTCCGTAATTTTGTTTAGGAACATGCTCGAAAGCTTCACGCTTGACAATTTCACCATTAACATAAATATCCATGATTTTATTTTCAAGACGAATGGCTAAATGAAACCACTTTTTAAATGGAAGGTCATTAATGATGAGTTCTTTTGTTACGATACCACTGGTTTTACCAACAACAGTGTCCATTTTTATTAATATTTTATTTTGATTATTGTTTGCACCAAGATCATTCATGAAATACACCCCAGGTCCATTAATGAGAATGTCATTTGTTTCAGTTGTTAAAGTGCTACCTTTATTGAAAATATGATCTAAATCATTTGTGTTATTATTATCCGTTCGTTTTAACCAAACCGACCAGGTGAATTCCATACCTTTATCTTCATTATTAGATCTGTAAATAGTAATGGAATTGGAATTATTAGGGTCTTGATATACTGTCTTTTGACTGTTACCATTTATTAGACCTTTCACTACATATGGGTCTGGACTATCCAGTAAAAAATACATCAGCAAATTAATCCCTAAATTGACGAGAATTAAAAACCCAATGAGAACCAATATCAAAAATACGAATTTTGTTACAATTGTATTGGATTCCATGAATTCATTTGCACTTGCAGATACGTCTTTGTTTTTTAAATCATTGAATGTAGTTGAAAATGATTCTTTCATAGATTCAAAGAACCCCTTTTGAGGCTCT